AACTGCGCCTGAGCCGGCGCGAGCAGGCCGAGGAAAAGCGCGGCGGCGATGAGGAGTCTTCGGATCATAGCTTCACGCTCCAGATGTTGCTGCCGTAGAAACGGAAATACGCGCATTGAAGGTCGACGGCGAGGACCACGTCGGCGAGGCCCGCGATGGTCATACCAGCGGGCGCGTTCACCGTCACCGGGTAGGCGTTGAAGTTCCCGGCCAAGTCCTCGATCGCGTAGACTTGCCCCGCGCCGGCTGCGGCCGGAAGGGTGGTCGAGGAAACCGCGGGAGTAGCCGTTCTGTTGAGGCCGACGCCGCCGCTGGCGTCCGCGGTCGACATCGTGAACACGCCCGACGCGGTGACAATACGCGCGGGGTTCAGTCCCGCGACCTGCTGCATCGCCGACATCTGGCCCGCGGTGCATAGGTTCGCGGCGAGGTCGCCGGCGAGCCACGATTGCGCGGTCGTTCCTTCCTGGCCCCGGGCGATGGTGAGCACGTCTCCCGTCCTCGACGTGCAATAGACGATCTCGGTGAGGAGGCCGGTCGCGGCGTCGTTGAAGGTCAGCGCAAATTGCTGGCCGGGACTTGGGTTGGGAAATAGCGCGCCCGTTCCTGACGCCAGCGTGACCGAGGTCGCGGAGTTCGAGATCGGCGCGGCCAATGTCGTGCTGGCGTTATTCGCGAATTGAAATACCGGCATTAAATTCCTCCCTCAGCACGTCTCCGCGCATGATAAGCCAGCATACCTAATCGCGACTTTTCGCGTCTCTCTGGCGTGCATGGTCCTCTTGGAATACCGCGCTGAGCATCGCCTGACGCCTTATAGCGCGTCGCATTCTTGGGACTATTTAAGTTTCCTCTGCTGATAGCAGCGCATCGTTCAGCGGAATGACGCTTGCCTATTTGGCGGCGACTAATCTCAGCCCTATATTCTTCAGTCAGCGGTTTATGCGGAACCCGTAGGGCTGCACGATGCTCAGGAGATTTTGGTTTGTCTTTTAAGGCGGCTCGGATTTTTTCCCTAGTCTCCGCAGATCGAATTGCTCCGGTCGCCCCGCCCTCGCCACCATCCGAAAAATTCACTAATGGGCCACCATGGGCTACGCGCCCAATGGCCGCGATAAACAGAACTTCGTAATCGAAGGCTTCGCTTTCGGTTAATCCATCCCTGATTTTAACGACAGGAAGTTCACCGCCAGAGGCCTTGATAATTTTTCTCACAATAGGATTGTGGCTGCGCTTAGCGTGTCTTTTCCATCGGTTTGACGAACCTTTCCCGACATAGAGCGGGGTCCCGTCAGGACGGAAAACGACGTAAATGTAGAACTTCCGGTCCAAGACTCTGCCCCTTCGGCTAGACCTCGACTATCGGAGTATATTGGAAAGGAATTTGAAGCGCACCCGCTAACATCGCCTCCTTGAAGATCGGCTCAAACGGTAGCTGCGCCGCCCCCGGCGTGAACTTGGTCTGTAGGCTATTGAAGGTGTAGCCGCGGCCGTTGAAGCCGAATCGGTCGTAGAGCATCCCGCCGGTGGCTTTCCGCGTCCCCACCGTGATTCGGATCGCGATCACTCCCGGCCCAAAGGTCACGCTGATCAGGTAGGTCTGGTCGATGTTGGGAGCCGTTCCGTTGGTGCCGATCAGGAAACGCATGATCCGGCGCTTCAGCCAGCGGACGTTGAAGGTGTTGCCATCGCCCTTGTAGAAGTTCCAGGTGATGATCCGCTTGAAGATGTCGTCCGACGTGACCGTGACGTTCCGAGGCCCGATCAGCTTGCGCTTGTCGTAGGCCAGCGTGTTGAACGCCCAGGTGTTGTAGGGACCGATGTCGCGGTTCAGCCCCGAGGCGAGGGCAGGACGGACGAAGCCGTAGATGCCCTGCGCTACCCAATCGAGGAGCGCGCCGACGATCAAAGGTCCGGTGTAGACCGCGAGGCCGATTACCGCGAACCAAGTGACGAAGCCCTGCGCCAACGTGTTCTGCGCGGCAACGAACGCCAGAAGATCGTCGTCGTCGTTGTATTGCTGGTAGAGGTAGGACGGGATGACTTGGGTGAGCGTGGTCGGCCCCGACGGCGGGAACGTCCCCGGCTGCGGGGTTGGGACCGGCGGCGTCTGCCCCTGGTAGATCACTCCCGAGAATCGGTGCCCGCTCGTCTTGGCGTTGACGCTGACGCTCGTCGTCTGGTTCGGAATGATGAACGTCTGCCCCGGCTGCAGCGGGATCGTGGTGGGCGATTCGCCGAGCGTCGCCGGCCCGTAGATGTCGACGTAGAGGACTTCAAGGACCGGGACGTTCTGGTCCTGAATCGTGGCGGGGTTGACGAGGAAGCCGCCGAGAACCGGCCCATAGACGGCGGTTATAGCCTCGCCGCCGACCGGAACCGTGGTCGCGGCCGGCGGGTAAAGGTAGACGGCGGTCATGCTTGCGAAACGGCTATGCTGGCAGTTGTACTAAAAAAGTACGATTCACTGTCGCCAAGAATCAATTGCCCGGTCGGCGACGTCGAGACGCCGTTGATCGACACCGTGAAGGTGAGGACGGAGATCGTCTCAGGGTCGAGCACCGAAGCGACCGCGGCGGCGAAGGTCTCCCCGAGGATGAGCAAGCTGATCGGGCCGCCGACCGTGATCGAGTTTATGTAGTCCGCTATGGCGGGTGCGGCGAGTTGCGCCACCGCCGCCTGGGAGACGAAGTTCGGCTGCGTCGTGTTCCAGCTCACCGCTATCGTCACCGTCTGCTGCGGCGGGTCGACGAAGGGAACCGTGTAGATGTCCGGCGGGTCGCTGATGTTCGGCGCGACGTTCTTCAGGTTCGGGGTCAAGACCCCGCCGCTGACGTAGGCCGTGTAGCCGGTGGTGTTGATGCCGATGGTGAAGTTCTTCTCGTCGACCACCGTCACCGTGAACGGAACGCCGTTTAGCTCGGTCATGCCGACGATCCCGGAAGCCTCCGCGACCTGGCCGTTGGAATAGCCGTGGTTCGTGGCCGTGGTGATCTGCCCGGGGTTGGCGTTGGTGATGGCGGTGATCGAGAGCGTCGAGCCGACCAAGCCGGCTATGTTCACCCCTGAATCGTAGATCGCTCCCGCCACGAGGTAAGGGTCGCCTCCGCCGACGATGACCTCCCAGAACCCCCCGGGCTGCTGGAGGACGGAGATCAGCCGTTGCTGCACCCCGGGGACCTGCCCCAGAAGGGTCTTCAGCGTTGTAGCCAGCCCCGTGGAGACGGCTTGCCCGGCCTGGAGGACGCGGGCGCGGAACTGCTCCGCCGTCTCCGCTACGGCCCCTGCCACCCCTGGGGTGGTGTTCGAGCACGTCAGGTTGACGCCCGGAGGCTCGGCGGTGATCAGCGTCGTCACCGTCCCGGAGGGGACCGCCCAGGAGCCGGCTACCGTGGCGATGCAGTACAGCGGCAGCGTCTGGCCGTTGGAAGCCGTCACCCCGCCGTCCTGCACGACGTACTGGTAGGTGCCGTCGGAGACCGTGAAACCGACGGGAATCACCAAGCCAGCGATCGGCGCCGACGTGTTCGGGTCCAAAGCCGTGAACACCACCGAGACCGACGTGTTCGTCGGAACTCCGGGAGCCGCCCCAGGACCGATGTAGATTTGGCCCAGCTCGAGCAGCATGAAGTCGTTCGCCGCGTAGGGCGAGATCGAATTAAGCGTCTCGACGCGCGCTTGATCGCACTCGGCGATCGCGGCGACATCGGTACTGCTAATGTCCTCTATGAGCGAGCCGGGAAGTGAAAAGGTGATTCCGGGATTTGTCGCTGTGACAGAAGCAATTAATGCCGCAAGAATGGTTGCTGGAGGAGTAGGTTGCACTCCGGCAGACGTGATAACGACGGGGAAATTATCAGCCATTTTGCTGCATCTCCGCCTGCTGTTGCTTGCGCCGTAGATGTCCTGCTCTCATCCGCGCCCTAACTTCGGCTGAAAAAACTCGCCCGAGATTGGGTCCGGGTCTTCCGGCCATCGTGCGTGCCCTCGACTCGACCTGACGCGCGATAACGTCTGGCGCCTGTTTCTTCCCCTTTTTGGCTTTGCTTATATTGGCGCAGTGTTCGGGGGATCGCTCTCGCCCAGTGAGAGCTTCGCTTAACTTTTGACAGGTTTCTAGCGACCTGATCCTTCCGGTATTCGATGCGCTATTTTTTGCCTTCGTCTCTTGCGATTGCGTTTTTCCGAGGTTGGCCTGTCTCAGCTTCTCTTTATGAGCTTCCGACTTTCGTTTTCCGGTTAGTGCCGCGCTTAGTTTGGCGCGCTCTTCTGGAGACTTAGGATGCCCCGGCTTCCCCTTTCGCGCGGCACTGTTGCGGGCGCGCTGCTCGGCAGAATAGATACAGCCGGCCGTCCCTTCGCCGCCGTCTGTCATGTTCGTGAGACAGCCCGTTCCTTTATCGCGCCGGCCCCATAGCGAGATTAAATATCGTTCCAAGTAAAATGCTTCTTGTTCGGTCAATCTGTCGGCGTAAAGCTGTTTTGGAACGAAGCCGTGCGCTTTCAGGCATTGCCTTATGGTGTTGTTCTTATGGCGATTTACTCGCTTGCCTTTTTCCAGAAGCCGGTCGTGGTAATTGATGCGGTTCCCATGTCCTTTGCCGACATAGAAAGGATCAATGACCGCGACATCACGGTAGAGAACGTAGACGTAGAATTTCAGGTCAATCATGTCGGCACCGTAACGATAACCTTGCTGCCTTGAAGCGTCAGCACGCTAACACGGTAGGTCGGGTTCGTCGCGCCCGGCACCTTGGCGACGATCAGGCTCGCGAAGTATTGCGCGAACTGCTGCTGGATTCTCGCAACGTAGTAGTCGGGTTGGACCTGCTGGAGGACCGCCTGCTGCGCGGGTATTCCTAGATTCGCGAAAAAAGGTGACTCATTGAGATTGAGCAAAAAAACTTGGCAGAGCGTTGTAATCCATACCGGCGTGTCAAAGCCCGCTGCGTCCGTCGTAACCTCCTCCCAATATGGGAATCCCGGCGGTTGCGGGACCTGCCGAGAGCCGTCCGCGTTCAGCGCAAAAATTCGGCCAAAGGTACGAATATCACGTCCCCATAATTTTGATGGCAGCCGACGCCTTATCGTAAGCGTCGTTCGCGATCTTCATCCCCGCGCAGAACCGGAACACGACCTGGCTCGGAGGTGCCGCGCCGGGCATCGGATTCTTCCCGGCCGTTTCCATCAGTCCCTCGTTGAGGACACCGAACAGCTTCTCGACCTGCGCGTCGTAGGCCTTCTCGATGGCGTCCTGCATCCGCTTCGGGTCTGGAGTCATCATGTCCCCGCTGTCGGCGCTTCGGTTTCCTCGACCGTCGATGCGCCGTCCGGATTGTTGTACTTGTGAGTATGGGATTGCAATTCGACGGCGTCGGCCCCGCCATATCCCGCCGTGATCGAACCGCTGGTCTCGATGTTGCCCGCGTACACGCTGTGCCCGTCCTGCGCCGTGATGTTGCCGCCGAGCGCCAGCCCGCCGGTTATTTCCTGGTTCCCGTTTACCACGACGTTGCCGTTGATGACGAGCGAGACCCCGGTAGGGAGGTTGATGATCTGCTCCGTCGTCTTCAGGTTCCAGGAGAAATTAGCCGCCTTGTCGGAGATCACCACTCCGTCCGGTCCGTAGAGGCAGAGCGCGTTGTCGTCGATGGCCGGCTGCCACGCCTTATTTCCGATCGGTGTCCACACCAGCATCGAGAGGTTGCCGCGCGGGATCTGGTCCGCGACGCCGCCTCCTAGTCCAGACATGCCGCCGAGATAGGCGTCCGCACTCATCACCATCCCGGGACATCCGGCCTGGATCGGGACCCGGACGTACTCCGACCCGACGATGGGAACGGTGACGTTCGGCAGCGTGTAGGGAGACGTCAGCGCGAACTTGACCGTGACGATTCCCCCGGCCCGCGACACCACCGTCGCCGGGAGCGATTGGCCGAGCTTGGAGAGCGCGCCGGCGACCTTGCGGTTCGCGAACTGCTCCAGCGACCGGGCGAGAGGTGTTTTTTGTGCGCTGCTAGGAATCGGACGGACTCCTCACGACAGACCTTGCTGCGGGACCGCTTCGATGACCGAGACCCAGGCGTCCGCGGTCGGCTGGCGGAAGCGGCCGACATGCCGAAGGCTTACCACGTTGAACGCGCCTTGGAACGCGAGCTTCTGATTGACGATGTACGAGTTCGCCGCCGCCGTGTTGATCGTGAGCGTCGGCGGCAGCTTGATCTGCGACCACACCGCGAGGTCTGCGCGCATCACCGTCTTGATCTGGATGTTCGGCGATTCGATCCAGGTCGGCTGCCCGATGAGGTCGGTGTAGTTGATGGCAATGGTCGGTGCACTACTCTGATTCGTTCCGTCCGATACCGCTATCGTGTTTCCAGAGGGAAAGATGCTCACCCCGGCGTAGTTGGCCGTCTTAACCACGTCGAGGCTGGTCTGCCGGCAATACTGCGCGAGCTGCTCCAGCGTCGGGTAAGCCGTCACCTCGTCGTTCTGCCGCACGATGTTTGCCGAGATGTTGACGTTGACTGTGACGCCGGGAAACGCGGTCGAGAGCGCGCTTTGAAGCGCGGATGAGAGCGGCTGCCCCTTCGGCCAGTTGAGGACGATGTTTCTCGGCTTGGCGATCGAGCCGATTCCCCCGGGATTGCTCGCGCTCGCCGTCACCGGCTGAATCACGAAGTCAAGCGTCCGGTCGACCCCGATGTTGTTGCCGTAGCACTGGAGGATGTTGCCTTGGACGAGAAGGCCGGACTGAGCGGGGTTTGCCAGCGGAAGGCCCTTCTGCATCCCGCCGTAGATCGCGATGTTCTTCCCCGACAGATCGTTCGCCTGCGCGATCTCCTGGTTTGAAATGCCCCATACCCGCGCCATCCCAAAACCCTGCGAGGTCGCGACGTCGATCACCGGAAGATCGAGCTCGACGTCCCATGCCTCGGGAAGCGTCTTCCCGTTGACGAACGACGTATAGGTCGCGCCGCCGAGCAGGCCTTCGAACCCCGGCGGCGTGATCACGTTGCCGCTGCTCGGATCAGTCACGATGATCTTGTAATATCTGATCGAAGCCTCCCGTTAGGGCGCGATTTCAAATTGCTGGTTCGCGGTTCTGAAAACGAGGCTTGAGGCGAATAGTCCGCCGACCAGATTCACGTTGAACGACGCCGTTCCCGGCACCGTTGCCATTCCTGGATTAGTCGCGAGCGGATAGGTGAAGGTCGTCGGCGAAGTGACGAGGCACGGAAACGTTTCGTTGTAGCCGTCCGGCGAAGCGCCGGAGATTGTCAGCGTGACGATGCGGGCGATCTTGAACCCGTGCGGCGCCTGCGTCGTTGCGGTGACCTTTCCGCTTGCCCAGGACAGCGACGCAAGATTCTGACCGACGGCGGACCCTCCGATGGCACGGCAGACGATCAGGTCGCCGCTGAGGTCGTACACGTTGATGTAGAACGCGCCGACGGAATTGTTGCTGGATCGAAACAAGTTGGCGGTGACAATCACGTTGTATGGTTGCCCATCTAGTTGGGCCTGGAATTGAAACGGCGCGACTGCGGATGGGACGAAATCAACGTATGAGGTCATTGCGGCGCCCCCGCGAGCGGCGTGCCGACGTTCGTCCCCGCCGTGTCGGAGGCGACCGGCGCAGTGCCGACGATGCCCAGGCTCGGCGGTTGCCCGACCGTCGGCCCTAAACCGGACCACGCCGGCACACCATTGATCGGTAGCCCGTTCGAGATTTGAGACATGAGATTATTTTGTGCGGCGATCGCGGCTTGCAGCGTCAGCAACGGCTGCTCGAAGTCGAGCTGATAGGTGTTCTGCGCCTGAAGGCTCCCCGAGTTCGAGGTGTCCTTCATGTCGAGCATAACGCAGTTCGTGTAAAAGTAGGACGGCGTCGCGATCGTGTACGTCCCGCCCATCGTGTTGTGCTGCTTCAGCGTCGCCTGCAGGGCCGTGATCGTTGCCAGCTTCAGCGCGTAACCCCCGGGGTCCTTCACCGGGCAGATCATCCGCAGCGAGATCGCGAGCGGTTGCACGATGACCGCGTTTGCCGCCACGATCTGGTTCGCGAAAGCGTAGTGACCGATCTGCTGGTCGATGAGCGAGGAACCTGGCAGCGGGACGAAGTGGCAGAAGAAGTCATCGAAGTCCAAGTCGCCGCCGCCGGCGAGCAATCCTTCGGTGAAGTTCAAGGCCTCAGTAACGGCTATTATAGGTAACGCACTCCCCGGTATGAGATTGGCAATTCCGCCCGTCAAAATTATTGGACTGAGCTCAAAACTGAGGCGAAATGCAGCGAGGCCAGGAGAGATGCCCATTAGTTTTTCAGCCCGTTTACCGAGACGTTGACGTCCGCCCCGGCCTTGTTCTCGATGGTCACCACCGCGGGCGCGTAGCCGTCAAGCCCGCGTGCGCGGTCGACGTAGCGGCGCGTTTCCTCCGGCAGGGAGCGATGCCCCGGTCCGGCGCGGAGGTTCTGGTCCTCCCGCCCCGGCCCGGCGTTGTAGGCGGCGAGAATCTTCGCCGTGTCGCCGTGATATTTCTTCACCAGCATCGCGAGGTAGCGCCGCGCTACCGCCTCGTTGGTCGCGGGATCGAACAGTTGCTCGCGGTTCACCCCGTACATCGCGGCTGTCCCTGGCATGATCTGGTAGCGTCCGATCGCGCCGGCCGGACTGACGGCTTGATCGCCGCTCCGCTCCGATTGCTTTACCACTCCCATGAGCTGGTCCATCGTCATCGTCCCGCCGCCGATGCCGAAGATGCGGCCGAGCTGACCGAGAGCGGTAGCACCGCCGGCCGCGCGCTCCGCTCGAAGCTCTCCCGCCGTCTTGACGCCCATGTGATGAAGCTGCGCCCATTTTGCGCGATCGCCGACGTGCGCCCCGCCTCCCGTTCCGCCGAACCATGAGACGAACCGCCACACCGTCGAGGCGAGCTTGCTCAAACCCTCGACGAACGACTCGACGTTTTTCTGAAAATCCGGCGTCCCGATGTAGCCGGCGAACTTCTCGACCCCAGCGTCGAGCTTCTTGATCCACTCTCCCAAAGCAGGACTCGCCATGAACGATGCGATGGTCTTCTCGACCGATCCGGAAAGCTGCGTGAGGCCAGGAGCGAGCGGTGCCAATCCCCGAACGAAGGTGTTGAAGATCGAATTTCCGGCGTTCGTGAGCTGCGTCGTGAAGTCCTGCCAATTTTTGAGGACATCGGGCGGGACGTTGTTGACGCCGACGTTCCGCTGGTAGCCGCGGAGGAGCTGCGCGAACTCCTGCGGCGACGTGTTGCGCAAGCGCTCCAGGTCCTCCGGCGATACGAACTGCCCGAGCCGGCGGGCCTGGATGACCTGGCCGAACATCGCCGGGTTCGTGGTGTCGGCGATCCGCTTGAGGTTCTGCAGCAGAGCGACGGCGGTCTGCGCGGTGTCTCCGGCGAGCTGCTGCTGCGTCAGCCCGGCCCCGAGAAGCCCGACCCGCTGGTTGACGTCGAACTTCGCCCCGGCAACCGCCTGGAGGAACGATTCGGGGTCGACCAGCCGACCGAAGTTCGCCCCGAACGACTGCTGCGCGCCGTAGCCGAGCCCGAGGCCGAGGGACGATCTTCGCCCAGCGGCCGCGCCGTAGGCCATCCGGTCGATGCCGAACAGTCCCCCGAGGCCGAGGAGGCCGCCGACAACGCCGGTCATGGCGCCGATGCGGAATATAGATTGCGCGATGCTTCCCACGTTTCCGGCCACGCGCAGGGTGATTCGGTCGATGGCCGCCCATTTGGTGACGGTCGATCCAAGGGCCACAGGGATTTTTCCAGCTTCGATGGCGAGCTGGTGGGTAACCGTGACTTGGCGTTTCATGGTTTTTTCCGCTTGCGCCAAGCGGTCGTTGATGACCTTCCAAGCTGGCGGCCCGCGTTCGACGATCTTCTGCCACCGATCCATGATCTTGATGAGGTCGGCGACCTTAGAAAGATCGATGTCGATGATCGACTTCAGCGGCATCTTAGGTTGCCTTCTTCGCGAGCAGGGCGAGCAGCAGCCTATCACGCCACTCCTGCGCCGTCGCGTAGCGGAAGCCGTCGACCTCGCTCACGAACTCGGCGAAGCCCTCGCCGGCGCAAAAATCTATCGCGGCACCAACGCAGGTTTCCCGTCCACCATCGCATTCGCAGGTCCGGCATCGACGCTCGCAGTGGCAGGGGACTTCTCGCCAGAACTGCCGGTCGCGGTCGACGTCTTCAAGGAAGCGATGAACTCCGTAGAGTTCGACGGCGACGTTCGCGCACCCCACAGAGCGGCACCGGCCGACACTATCCCTTTGCGCTGCGCGCGCGGCAGCTCCGAGGCGCAGATAAAAAAAACGATGGCGTTCTCGACCTCCGCCTTGTCCTCCTCGGAGATGAACTTGCGGTCGACCGCCACGGCCAAGGGGACCGACTGCCAGCCGCCCTCGGAAGGCACCGCGACCGTGGTCAGCCGCTCGATCTGGTCGACGATCCCCCGCTTGACCCCGACTTGTCCCGCGTCGTCGTCCCAAGCCTTCTGTTCCTGCGCGATGGATTTCAGCATCCGCAGCGCCACCGACGGCCCGCCGAACACCCCGAGGCCGCGGCTGAAGATCGCCGTGTTGGTCTGCGCGAGAACCATCCAGTAGCGGTCGACGACGTCGGCGGGGAGAGGCGTCGAGTGCACGTAGGCGACGACCGGCGCTTCCATCACCGGCTCGCCGTCCTGCATGACGGGAAGGTTGTCGTCACCGAGCTTCGGGACCTCCTCGCCGTAGATCGGCACAACAAGATTCAATCTTTTGTCTATGCGCATGACAGAATCCCTGCTGATGCGCCGTCGCCCCATTGCGAATATGGCCACACGCGCGCCCCGCGTCCTTTGCCGACATAGCAAGGAATCAAGTTAGGCCGTCGAATCAAATAGACGTAGAAATTGTTTTTAGTTACGTTGGTCACATTTCAATCCCAGAGGGAATTATTGATTATGTACGCGCCGCGGCAAGTCACAGCGAATATCGGCGTTGAGCCATTAAAGAGAAGATCGCCAACGTTCTGGATGCTCATGTTTTCGAGCTGGAACTGAGACAGCCCAGTCGATACGTCGGGCCAGACAGTGCCTTCCCCAAGCAAAACACTATTCTCGAATTGATCCTTATAAGCATCCGCCAAGTCTTGCGTCTTCAGTAATGCAATCACTACCGAGACCGGCACGAAAGGCTCCGGCGATTGGACGATGCCGCTCATCGTCGGATGCTGCATCGACATCTCGCCCTCTAAACGAAGGTTGATGCCGTCGCGATCAAGGAACGAGGCCGTTACATTCAAGGCTGGGAAGTTTGCCCAGACGACGGAGCCGCGAATCCTGTTGATTACGCCCTGGTCCGTAAGTGGATTCGGCATTTGTTTTCAACTCCTTAGCCGGCGAAATTGCTCACCGTGACATTGACTTGAATGCTTTCGAACCCTCGCAGCGGCGTGTAATCGACCGAGATGCCGTTGTAGACCCCGTTGCCGTAGTCGTTCGGGTTCTCGATGACGTAGGACGCCAGCGGGTCGGCGTTGACCAGCGTGTTTGCGTTGTAGGTCCCGGCGTCGAGGGTCTGCTGCAGGTCCGCCGAGGAAAGCGTCGTCGCCTTGACGGGGTTCAGCACGAGGCCGACGGAGATGCCGTTGTTCATCGTCGAGACCGCCGCCCTCTGAAGGGCGTTGATGCCGAATTGGTTGTAGTCGATCGGGTTCTGCGGGTTGTTCGCGCCGTTGATGAGGACCGCGGTCAGCGACTGCGCGAGGTTGATCTGCGTGTAATCGACCGAATACCAGTACTTGAACGGGTTGCCGTCCTTGGTGTTGCCGCCCTGCATGAGGGTGTTCGAGATGCCGCCCTGCGCGCCGGTGCCGACCACGCTGATGTTCGCGGTGTTCAACGTCGTCAGCAGGGATTGGTTGCCCTGAAGCGGGAACTGGGTCACGCCGACGAGGAACGCCTGGTTGAGCTGCGTCACCTTGTTGGTCGAGGACGGCTTGTAGTTCAGCGTCACCTGGAAGGCGGCCGCCAGCGAGAACTCCGTCGCGGGGATGCCGGCCGACGTGTACTGGCTCTGGACCAGCGTGCCGAGGGCTGATTCCGCCCCCGGGTTCGAAGGCACTGCGTAGATCAGCGTCTCGGCGGTCGTCCCCGGCAGCGCCAGGAAGGTGCCGTTGTAGCCGGCGGGCAAGCATCCCGAGATCGTGAAATACTGTCCCGGCAGGACGCCGTGAGCCGTGGTCGTCGTGGCGTTGACATTCCCCGCCCCCGACCCGGCGCTGAACGAGATCGCGGTGAGCGCGTTCGCCGCCCACGCCCCGTAGGCCGGGGCCTCGATGAGGAGCAGGCAGCACTTCATCGTGCTGAGATAGTTCTGGTACGTCGCGAGCGTGGTCGTGACGAAAAAGTAGGTCTTCGACGTCGTCGCGTTGAAGTTTCCGAGCATCGCCAGGAACGAAGCGTTCGCGTCCCAATATCGGGGAACGAGGAACGAGTAAAACGTGTTCGGGTTCGCCGTGATCCAGGCCGTCAGGAAGGTCACGCCGTCGGAGGCGTTGCCGGGGCCGAGTTCTAAGACGGAGACCGCCTGCGCGGAGCCCTGCGCGAAGAACGTGGTCGCCATCGCGAGCAGCTCGGCGACGTCCTCCTCGGTGTAGGTGCCGGGGGTGGTGTTGCTGCCGGGAGCCGAGGGCACGACGTAGACGAAGGTCGAAGCCCCGGTGATGGAGCAAAGGAACGTCCCGTTGTACCCGGACGGTGACGCCCCCGCGATGGTCAACTCGATCGTGTCCCCGGTGGCGAAGCCGTGCGGGACGGCCGTGGTCGCCTGGACGTTGCCGCCGCCGAGGTAGCTCAGCGAGGCGAGCGCCAGGGCACCCTTGAGCAGCGGCGTGAGGCTGGAAAGCTGCGTCAGCAGCGAGATCGTCCCCGGCGACGTGTTCGTCGACCCTTGGGAGATCAGCGCGCCCTTCTTTTGGAGCGTCGGCGGCGCCGGCGCTACGAGAACGTTGACGTTCACCGCCACTATGGGATTTGACATTTGCGGCCTTCCCTTCGGCTAGAGGAGCGAGCCGCGAATCAGCGGTAGCAGACCGAGACGATCTGGCCGGTGCCGAGGACGAGCGTGATGCCGGTGAAGCAGGGGAAGTTGAGCGCGATTGGCCCCACCGTCTCCGGGATCACCGCGACCTCGTTCGCCGTCGTCGCCGTGGCCGTCGAGGCAGCATCGTTGATCGTTCCGGTGCCGGATCCGGCCACCAGCACGTTGATCGAAGCGATCAGGCCAGCGGCGGTTTTGATGACCTGCGAGGAGTTGACATAGTTGACGGTTTTCGTGCCGTCGCGATAGTCGAGGGTCTGGATCGGGCCTTGCGGCATCGGAAGCTCCTCATGTCGTCGGCGCGAGCGCCGCGGGGTAGGGGTTCAGTCTCAGAACTTCATCGGCGACCGCCATATCCCCTGCAACGGCGTCTCCGGACCCGGCGATGATAATACGGTGCGAAAAATTCCACCAGTGCATTGATGTGGCGCCCCGGATCGCCCAGGAAACGATTTGAGAAACGTCAAACGGCCGCTCCCCGGTGTCGTAGGTTTTTCCCTTGGCAGAGATTTCCGCGATCGAAAGCTCGTCGACGTCGGTGACCAAGTGGATCTCGTCGGTGCGGTAAGCCTCGATCAGGTTCAGGTCGATCGAGCCGTCGAATGGAGTCCTGCGGTCCTTGATGATAGCGAGGGGGTGAAGGTGGAAGCCGCGCAGGACGACGTTCCCGCCTTCCCGGAAATAGACCGTGCAGGGATGGGTCGTTTTCCCCGTCCCCCAGAAGAAGTCCCGGGTGATCGGGTGGGGATGCCGAATCGCCCACGAGGCCAGCGCGCGCGCCGGCAGCGGCGGCGGAAAACGCGTCCAGGGCCGAATCAGCGTGCGCGTCCCGCCGCAGACCACCGCCTTCTTGCCCTGCCGAAACCGGCGCTCGATCGCCGCGAAGGTCCCGGTCGAGATCATGATGTCGGCGTTCAGGAGGACCACCCGGTCCAGCTCCCGGGCGTCCTCGATGCCCCTGGCGTGGCCCTCGCAAAGGGTCTGGAAGACGAACCGCTTGGTGGCCGGCGTCGGGACCAGCGTCAGGTCTACCCCCTCCAGCGCCCTAGCGACGGCCTCCGGCTGGTCCGTCTGGACGACGTAGCGAACCTCGACCGTGTTCGCGAACTCCTGCCGGAGCGCCTCCAGGGCGGCTTTGTGGGTACGCAGGACGGGGCCGAGGAAAAGCCGACAGTAATCATCGCCCCAGGCCGGGACGACCACGATCATGCGCCTGCGGCCCATCTCCCCGGTCAGCATTCCATGTTCCTCTTGAGCGCCGCCTCGTACCCCGGCGCCACCGGCCGCGGCCCCGGTGCCCGGTCGAACAAGGCGACCACCGGCTTGAGCGGCGGGACGACCCCGAAGGCGGTGCCGAACCGCTCGTCGTTCACGTAAGCCGTGGCGGTGAAGGCAACCTCGATCCGCAGCGCCAGAACGTCGCCCTCGCGGAGCCGGCGGGTCGATTCGCCGAACGTCAGCGCGTCGTCCTCCAGCGTGAACCCGACCCCGGTCGGCATCGCCCACGCCTTCGTCTCCGCCGCGAAGCCGGCGAACAGCGACAGCCCGGACAACCGGTTGAAGCGGAGCCTGATCTGGAAGACGTCGAGCGGACCCGCCTTCCACCGCAGCCCGCCGAAGCCGACGATCTCCAGCCCGCAAAGCCTCATCGTCTCGCGGACCTTCTGCGCGTCGGCGACGATCCGGTGAACCTCCGGCTCCTTCGGGTCGTCCGCCGGAACCCCGACGAAGAAGTCGTAAATCTTGACGAACGAGCCGACGAAGTCCGTCGGCGGGACGAAATGCCAGTCGGCCGCAGTGCGACCGCGCGCTTGGTAAAACACGCTCGACTGCTGGTCGAAGAAGTGCGCGCCGAGGTAGGGCGGCTCGAGGACGCCCGTCGGGTCGGTGATCATCGCACCACGATCCCGTAGCCCATCGGCCGGTCCGACGGCGTGATGAACTCGATGCTTTCCCGGAAACCGCCTTCCGCGTTTAGATCGCGCCA